ATTAATTCTCAACCAATATTCGTTAGCAACCAACACCAGCTCGCTTCGCTCGCGCACCTTCGGCGCTGGTGTTGGGCGCTTCGCGCTTGCTAACTTCATATTGGTTGAGAATTAATCCGTGTCTTTCCTGTGGAATGAGGAAGTAGTGTGGTATATAAGCAGAGGTTGCTTGGAGCAAAGCACAGACCGGTTACAGCAAAGTAACATGGCTCAGGCTCAAATTGATGAGCAGAGGAGACTGCAGGACCTGTATGTGCAGTTGAAGAAGGAGATTAACGACGGTGAAGGAGTTGCCTGGTTGTTCCAACAAAAGACCTACACCGACAAGGACAACAAACCAACCAAAGCAACACCGCCACTGAGGACAACCTCTTCTGACCTAAGGTTAGCTTTTGACTCTATTGAAGAGAATTTAACAGCTTCTAATGAACACTTAACTAACAATGAGATAAACTTTTGTAAACTAACCTTGGGGAAGACGTTGCTGTTAATTGATAAGCATGTAAAAAGCCACAGATGGGATAGTAACAAAGTTAACTTAATTTGGCAAATAGAAAAAGGAAAAACTCAGCAATTTCATATTCACTGTTGCTTAGGTTACTTTGATAAGAATGAAGATCCTAAGGATGTTCAAAAATCCTTAGGTTGGTTTATGAAAAGACTAAATAAAGACCTAGCAGTTATCTATAGTAACCATCATTGTGACATACAAGATATTAAGGATCCTGAAGATAGAGCTAAGAACCTAAAAGTGTGGATTGAAGATGGACCTACTAAGCCTTACAAATATTTTAACAAACAAACCAAACAAGACTACAATAAACCAGTTCACTTGAGAGACTATACATTCATATACCTGTTTAACAAAGATAAGATAAATACAGATAGTATGGATGGTTACTTTGCTGCTGGTAACGGTGGCATTGTTGACAACCTAACTAACAAAGAACGAAAAACTTTAAGAAAAATGTACTTAGATGAGCAGAGTTCAGATATAATGGATGCTAATATAGACTGGGAAGATGGCCAAGACGCGCCAAAAGTAACTGACCAAACTGACTCAGCAACCACAAAAACAGGAACTAGTTTGATTTGGAAATCATGTGCTACTAAAGTAACCTCAAAAAAAGAAGTTGCTAATCCAGTTCAGCAACCTTCTAAAAAACTGTACTCAGCTCAAAGTACTTTAGATGCATTGTTTAACGTTGGTTGCTTTACTCCAGAAGATATGATTATAAAGCAAAGTGACAAATACCTTGAACTATCTTTAGAACCAAACGGGCCTCAAAAAATTAACACTTTACTTCACATGAACCAAGTAAAGACATCAACCATGATTACTGCTTTTGATTGTATTATAAAATTTAATGAAGAGGAAGATGACAAACCTTTGCTAGCAACTATAAAAGACATGGGACTTAATGAACAATACCTTAAGAAGGTACTATGTACCATCCTAACCAAGCAAGGTGGAAAGAGAGGTTGTATTTGGTTCTATGGACCGGGGGGCACTGGAAAAACCTTGCTAGCATCTTTAATATGTAAAGCAACAGTAAACTATGGTATGGTTACTACAAGCAATCCAAACTTTCCATGGACTGACTGTGGCAATAGAAACATCATTTGGGCTGAAGAGTGTGGTAACTTTGGTAACTGGGTTGAAGACTTTAAAGCCATTACTGGAGGTGGTGATGTAAAAGTAGACACCAAGAACAAGCAACCTCAATCTATTAAAGGCTGTGTGATTGTAACAAGCAACACCAACATAACCAAAGTAACTGTTGGATGTGTGGAAACAAACGCTCACGCAGAGCCACTTAAACAGAGGATGATTAAGATACGTTGCATGAAAACCATCAACCCTAAAACTAAAATAACACCAGGCATGTTAAAAAGATGGCTAAATACCTGGGATAGACAACCAATTCAACTAAGCCATGAGATGCCTGAACTGTACTTAGGTAAGTGCCGTTGGTAAGTAACACATTTTAAATGCCAACTTTAAACCAACATCAATTTATGAGGTTACTTTACTTTACAGAGACTACTGGACCAAACTCGAGTGCCACAACTGCCACGAAGAATACTGGCAACTCACAACCTACTACTGCAAAGAGTGCAGAAAGTGTGAACACGGAAAACTGCGACACACCAAAAAGGAGTGCGAGCAGTGTGCCTGCAAAGCAGCACAAGAGACCTCGGCATGAGTAAAAGTAAATAACCTACTTAAAGTAACCTAACACCATAACACTTTACTTTCCTTGTACTTATGTTACTTTACTTTAGTTCCTCAGCACTATCCTGGGAAAAAGAGAAGTGCTCCAAGACACGTGTTTATTCAGCAAGCAAAAAAGAAGAAGCAAACTAACCCTGCGGTCTACCACGGAGAGGACACCATAGAGGAAATGGATTCTACTGAAGCTGAACAAATGGACACTGAGCAAGCAACTAACCAAACTGCTGAAGCTGGTGGTGGGGGGGGTGGGGGTGGTGGGGGTGGTGGTGGTGGTGGTGGGGTTGGTAACAGCACTGGCGGCTTTAATAACACAACAGAATTCAAAGTAATAAACAATGAAGTGTATATTACTTGTCACGCTACTAGAATGGTACACATTAACCAAGCTGACACAGACGAATACTTGATATTTAATGCTGGTAGAACTACTGATACCAAAACACATCAGCAAAAACTAAACTTAGAATTTTTTGTATATGATGATTTTCACCAACAAGTAATGACACCTTGGTATATAGTAGATAGCAACGCTTGGGGTGTATGGATGAGTCCTAAAGACTTTCAACAAATGAAAACACTGTGTAGTGAAATTAGTTTGGTTACTTTGGAACAAGAAATAGACAATGTAACCATAAAAACTGTAACAGAAACCAACCAAGGTAACGCATCTACCAAGCAATTCAACAATGACTTAACTGCGTCGTTACAGGTTGCTTTAGATACTAACAACATACTGCCATATACTCCAGCTGCGCCGTTGGGGGAAACACTGGGCTTTGTTCCTTGGAGAGCAACCAAACCAACCCAATATAGGTATTATCATCCATGTTACATTTACAACAGATATCCTAACATTCAAAAAGTTGCAACAGAAACACTAACCTGGGATGCAGTACAAGATGATTACCTTAGTGTGGATGAACAGTACTTTAACTTTATTACTATAGAGAACAACATACCTATTAACATTCTCAGAACGGGAGATAACTTTCATACAGGCTTGTATGAGTTTAACAGTAAACCATGTAAACTAACCTTAAGCTATCAAAGTACACGTTGCTTGGGGCTACCTCCTCTCTGCAAACCAAAGACAGATACAACACACAAAGTAACCTCAAAAGAAAACGGAGCTGACCTAATTTACATACAAGGACAAGATAATACCAGACTAGGTCACTTTTGGGGTGAGGAAAGAGGTAAGAAAAACGCAGAGATGAACAGAATTAGACCTTACAACATAGGTTACCAATATCCTGAATGGATAATACCAGCAGGGTTACAGGGTAGTTACTTTGCTGGAGGACCAAGACAGTGGAGTGACACAACCAAAGGTGCAGGTACACACAGTCAACACTTACAACAGAACTTTAGTACTAGGTACATCTATGACAGAAACCACGGTGGAGACAACGAGGTAGACCTATTAGATGGAATACCCATTCATGAAAGAAGTAACTACTACTCAGACAATGAGATAGAGCAACATACAGCAAAGCAACCAAAGTTACGTACACCACCCATTCACCACTCAAAAATAGACTCGTGGGAAGAAGAAGGTTGGCCTGCTGCTTCAGGCACACACTTTGAAGATGAGGTTATATACCTAGACTACTTTAACTTTAGTGGTGAACAGGAGCTAAACTTTCCACATGAAGTATTAGATGATGCTGCTCAGATGAAAAAGCTACTTAACTCATACCAACCAACAGTTGCTCAAGACAACGTTGGTCCTGTATACCCGTGGGGACAGATATGGGACAAGAAACCTCATATGGATCACAAACCTAGCATGAACAACAACGCTCCATTTGTATGTAAAAACAACCCTCCAGGTCAACTCTTTGTTAAACTAACAGAAAACCTCACTGATACATTTAACTATGATGAAAATCCAGACAGAATAAAAACCTATGGTTACTTTACTTGGAGAGGCAAGCTTGTACTAAAAGGCAAACTAAGCCAAGTAACATGCTGGAATCCTGTTAAGAGAGAACTCATAGGAGAACCTGGTGTATTTACTAAAGACAAGTATCACAAACAGATACCAAACAACAAAGGTAACTTTGAAATAGGGTTACAATATGGAAGAAGTACTATCAAATATATCTACTAAAGTAACCTGTGTACTATGTTACTATGTTACTATGATAATATCTCAATAAAAGTTACATGAATAGTGAACAACCTAAATACTGTGTACTTCCTTATTTTACCAGAAAGTGGCGGATTAAAATAAACCTACATTCTATACTATCTATATACTACTAACTAACCTATAGGTTACTTTGCTTTGATATACTGATGTAGGAATACAGGATACTAACATTTATATATATACTAACATCTATACTACTAACCTAACTATGGCCTAATGTATGCAGTGTCGGCGTCGCCGACAACTACATTATATTATTAGGCATAGTTAGGTTAGTAGTATAGATGTTAGTATATATATAAATGTTAGTATCCTGTGTTCCTACTTCAGTATATAAAGAAAGTTTCCTATAGGTGGGTTTGCGGTCTATCTAGAGTTGTGGTCCGTATTGGTTTCTGTAAAGGACCTGA